CTTTACGAGGACCACGGGTAGCAGTATTTAGCGTTTCGTTATACCAACTAGTATGTTGTGTTCGGTTTCTCCACGCACCACCATCACTATCTTTGCTTGTGTCATAGACGAAAATGTCTACCACATTAGTTACAGAGATAGACTTTGATATGGCGGGTAAAATATTTAAATCTACATTTGTAGTAGAAACTAATTCCCAACCACTATTACCATAAATCTGTAGGGAGCCTTGAGTAGTATCAAAATAAAGATCACCAACATCTAGGCTAGTACCATCAGGATCTTGGGTGGGAGCAGAAGACAATGCACCCATGTATTGGTTTTGGAATGTACTTAATGAGGCAGCAGCTTGACCTGCATATGAAAGAGCATCTCCTGCACTAGTATTAGCAGCGGAGGCTGAACCAGCAGCATTTCCTGCACTACCACTAGCAGCGGTGGCTGAACCAGCAGCGGCGACAGTGGAACCAAACAAAGTATCAATATAAGTTTTAGTGGCGGCATCTTGTGCATCAGTAGGATCACCTAAACCGGTAATCTTATTGGTACCCATAGCAACAGCACCTGTCATGCTTCCACCGGCTAATGGTAATAAAGTAGCGTCTACATCGTCTACATATTTTTTAGTCGCAGCGTCTTGATTTGCTGTCGGATCGCCTACCCCAGTTACTTTGCTAGTACCCATAGCAATCGCACCTGTCATGGTGCCACCGGCTAATGGTAATAATGTTGCATCTACGCCATCTACATAAATCTTAGTTGCAGCATCTTGGTTGGCTGTAGGATCACCCAAACCTGTTATTTGTTTGGTTCCCATAGCAATAGCACCGGTCATAGTACCGCCAGCTAAGGGTAGTTTCTCACCAATACTTGTTGTGATTGTAGTTGCGAAAGCAGCATCATCACCTAACGCCGTAGAAAGCTCTTTTAAGGTGTCTAAAGCAGCAGGTGCGGAGTTAACAATACCAGCTAACCCATCATCTACATACTTCTTAGTTGCAGCGTCTGTGTTGTTAGTGGGTGCGCTAAGGCCAGTTATGGTAGCCGTAGTACCCGAATCCATATCCAATGCGCCAGTGATCGTCACCGCAGTAAATGTAGACGAACCACTTGAAGCATTCACATTACCAGTGACATTTCCGGTTAAGTTACCTGTAACGTCCCCTGTTACATCTCCAGTTAAGTCACCAGTTACATTTCCGGTAACAGCACCTGTAACATTACCAGTGACATTTCCGGTTAAGTTACCAGTGACATTGCCTGTAACATTACCCGTTAAGTTACCAGTAACATTTCCAGTTACGTTTCCTGTGACAGCACCTGTAATAGTTCCAGATACAGAGAGGTCGGTAAGAGAGGTTGCTCCCGTGGCAGTGATAGTACCACCAATGGTTACATTACCAGAGGTAGTGACGGTTTCCGCACTTACGGCATCAATATAACCTGTACCATCAAGGTGTAGGTCTTTGTATTGTAGTAGCGAATTTCCGAGGTCAACGGTGTTGGTAACTTTTGGGGCAATCACACTGCTGCTATTTATATGTGGAAGGGTTACCCAAGTAGCAGTAGCAGTGATGTTAAGAATACATATATGAGTGTACCCTGTAACGGCATTAATCCAAATAGAACCAGGGGCGTAACCTTGAGTGTTATCGTCCGATGCAGCTGGGTCTCTCGTGGCAGTTGTATTATGACGACCACCAACACCCCCATTTAAAGCAGGGAGGTAATTAACCACAGATGTGTTTAGTGGTATTTTAGGGGAGCCACCAGTAGTACCATCGTGGGTGTGGCCCGTTGCTGGGTGGAAAGCAGCTTGGAGTTGGTTGAATTCAGCGTTAAGAGGAGATGCAGTTATGTTTGCACCATTGATAATATCCGCTACAGATTGTCTAGTATACCCAGCCATTATTTAACGCCTCCCAGCGATGCTAAAATCAAAAACAATACCTTGGATGCTGTAAGGGTCGAAATTCCCGAAACTAACGAAGGTGAGTTGGCAAGCGTAACCTGTGCCTTGTAAGGAAGTAGAAATGATAGGTTTTTCAATACCACCATAGGTAATATCTGCTGCGTCATAATTAATATTTTTTCCTTTGTAGTGTACCAACGCACCTGTTGCGCCATTTGTGTATGAGTTTGGTTTTGCTGTATTAGGATCATACCAATCATAAGTAGCCGACATGTTGATAGTGAACGGCCCTTCGGCGCGTATAAATGTATCAACTGAACGTAAAACTTTCTTTACTGCGGTATCACCATAATCAAAAAATGGAGTTGCGTAGACGGATAAAATATCATTTCCATCAAATTGGTTAGTCTTTTCTTGTTGGTATACTTTACCGTTATAATCCCCATGGATAACTAACTCACTGGCATTAACATAGGCAGAATCACAACAACTCGCCCTGATACCTAATAGCTCACCAAACTCCCAACCTAACCTTTGGTCTGCTGAACGTAGTCCACCAATGATACCGAAACTGTCCGGGGTGAAAGTAGTGTCATCCCCAATGAAATATCTTAATTGAGATTTACTCCGTAGTACAACTCCGTTGAGAGATTCTAGATCGTGGGCAGAAGGAAGATCAGTCAAAAGCTGTTGGATACTTTTAGATATTGTTTCTAATTCAACATCACCGATACGACTTGTACCCGCGACGGGGCGTAGCCCATCAGGGGCTAAGAATACTAAGTCTCCACCAATCTCTAAAACGGAATCTCTTGCTATACAACCTACGTTGGTAGTTATTTGGTCTAAGGTAAAAGATACCCCCTCTTCGCCTGATGGGGATATTTTCTTAATTCCATTCCCACCAAAAACAAAAAGGTCACCTCGGAAAGGTTTAAATTGTACAACATCGAAACCTATAGCTAATTGCCCAGCACCCGCCGCAGTAGTAAAAGTAAAAGGGTCGAGTGGAGCGGAATGAGAGACTACCGCTTGAGCTACTCTGTCACCACCAAAGAAAAGATGGTTCTCAAAAGCATCAACTAGCTCAGGCCGTTCTAATGCACTTGGGCCACCTGGACTAGCACTCCCTCCTGTGTTGGAAGGGCTTATGTTATACCAAGTTGAACCGTTGAATAAGACAGCGTTATTTACACCATCTACAAAGCAAATATTATTCCCGTTCCCGAAGTTAAACACAACATGACGGAGTTTTTTTACCTTCCTTATACCATCTTTGAATTTATGGATAAGTCCTGTGTTTAATTGAGTCCATGCAGCGAAGGGTACATATTGGTAGTATTTATATTCATTAGGATCAATAGACACTACATCGCCTACAGATACGCCTGTAGTTAAAATTACAGTATTACCACTTACAGTAAAATCACTTACACTTACTTGGGCTGTGGTTACAACATCCCCAACAGTTGTCGTTAAATACACCTCTACGTTGGAGGGATTATTTAATGATACAGTTCTTGAGTTATCATCTGTACCACTAAAACTAGTTTGGTTGGGGGTAGTAGCAGAAAAAGAGAACTTCTTCGTTTTTCTAGTAGCTAGAATAATATCTGAATCTATATTGTCATCTTTAAATATAGAAACTGATAGGACTTTCCCTTCAGCATTTACTGAGTCTATTTCTTCATGTGAGGAGTTACTGTTTAAAGGGGCAAAGCCTTGTACTCTCCTGTAACCACCATACAAGCTAACCTCATAGTTAACTAGTCGTGTAGCGGCACCAGGATTGTTCTCGCTTAGGTCTAGGTGGTTTTCATTGCTGTTTAAGCCACCACCACAGATAACCTTGTATGACTGTATACGATCGGGCATTTAAAGACCTAAATATTCAGTTTTTGATTTTCTATTAATCCTTGTATCGTACACTCTGTGGTATTTATTTATTAAAATACCTTGCATGTTTTTGATGCTCTGTTGGAATACCTGTATGGTAACACCCGCAGACTCAGGATTGTCTCGGAACATATACATGTAATACAAAGCCCCATCTATGATTACGTTATCATAAGAACTAGGGATTCTTGTTTGGTCATTCGCAGCCGTTAAACCTACATTATTCATGTAATAACGAAACTGTATAGAGTACCCCTTATCTGGGGAAGGACTTACTAGGTAACCATTACCGTGCGTGGGTGCTACAAATGATGGACAAGATATACCTGCGGTAGCACTTGAATCGTCTGTACTTTTATAACGTCTGTAGTATTCATCCAAACTTAAAAAATCTAACATTTTATGTTGAATGTTAAGAGAGTCATTCTTCTGGATCTGGAAACTATTCCAATCGACCACCTTAAAAAACTGGGGCCACGAATACTCTTCCTGCCCTCCAACTAAAACTTGTGTGTGTTGAGCGGAGTTAAAAGGCCACTCGTATTCTGCTTGATTAATCTGACGAATAGAATCTAGGACTGCATCTTTAGCAAGGGATTGTACACCTCGCGTATTTGCAAAATCAGCTTCAGCAATCTCTACTTCGTTAAGTTTCCGAAGGAGGCGATTTGTAAGCTCTAAGAAAGTAGATGCCATTAGTTAAATTACTCTAATATATGGTATAAAAAAGGGGCAACCCTCCTAAGAAGGCCACCCCTTAAACTAGTTACGCGATGTTGTATTGAGCAACCAACAGACCTTCAGGACGAAGGATCTTACGGCCATACAACTGCATACCACGAACGATGTCGGCAAAAGAGCCAGTGTCACGGTAAGTTTCAGTCTTAGCCAACTGTTGTGCAGTAGCTACACAAGACTGGTGACCAGCAACAACCATACCGAAATCACTTTCAGAACCAGCAGAAGCAGATGTACCTGCGCCAGTACCAACGAAAGGTAAGTTGTTAGACTTGTAGATTTTAAAACCACGGACTAGACCGCTACCAACACGACCATTGCGGAGTTCATCACCACCACCAAAGTCAGAGTTAATAAACTTAGAGTCTTCATCCATCAACAGTTCGTAGAATACTGGATCAGCAACAAACCAACGGTCTGCGGAGTCTACGTTTGCTTCATCCATCTTACGCGCCATACGGTTAAGAATGGCAAGAGGACTAGTAATACCACCAGCACCACCACCAGCAGCAACTGGGATAGATGTTGCAGCAGCACCGCCACCGATGTCAGTACCACCAAAATCAGTGATGTCTAACTTGTTACCGGCTAGTAGCTCATCAGCATCAGCAGAAGCGTCAGCTTTAATACCATTAGCAGCAGTACGAGGAACCCAAGTGCCACCACTATTCTTCGCATAACCAGATAAGTAACCTAATACTTCTCCATCATAAGAGTCGCGTAGTTTGAACGCCGCACGATCAGTTGCTAAGTCCATGAAGTTGACATGGCTGTGAGCAGCTTCAATGTCATCAATCTTGAACATATAGTAGTTAGCTTGGTCAATTTGTAGGGAGAACTCTGAATCGGCTAGATCCTGAGCTGCTACAGGCGTACCACGCTTATAGTCAGAAACTGTAATTTCTGGCTCTTTGATTATTTTAACGGCATCGCCAAAAGAGGCAATTTCACCCATATAATCGGTGTTAGTGATGTCTTCCACCACGGATTCATTACGGAAGGATTTTTGAACCTTCTGTGAATAGATTGTAGGGCTAAAGTTACCGTTTGGTAGGTTGTTATGCCCTGATTCGCTTGAAAAAGCCATTTTGCATCTCCTAATAGATGTTAAGTTAAATCGACACTAAAATTGTGTGGTTAAGACCACTAGTGTCGGAACAAAACAGAAGGGAATACTGCATTAAGGGCTAAGTTCGTTTGGGTGTCTTCATACAGAAGGGCCAACAAAACCTAGGTAACTTTAGAGTGTTCTTCTGATAATTTAAGGGGGGGTGAGGTAGGAAACGAGGTATCTTAAGGGAATTTTCCTAAAATACCTGTATTTCGGCTCGTATTACTAAGGTTGTTATACCACAATAACTAAGTGATTAGCAAGGGGTTTAACGCGCCGCGCCAGTTAAATCGTAATCAAACAGCCCTTTACTGATTGCTTCCATGATTGCAGGTTCGTTTTTATCATACTCTGCTGCGCTCATGCGATCAACTTGACTCTCTGTGAATGAAGACCGACCCCTAGATGGAGCGGTTACACCACTTCTACCAACAGACTGTGCAGCCCCTTTGGTAGTTTTAGCTTTTACTTTCCTAATACCTCGATCAGACTTGTAGAGGTCGATAGCTCTAGCTGCTGCTTTAGCATCCGTATTGTTGTTATACAGTGCGTCCATGACGTATTTAGGTTGTTCTGATACCCAATCATGGAAGTCTTTAGATGCCCGGATCTTCTGGAAGTCTGGGTGCATCTTCATCAACACCATCATTGCCTTTTCAGATTTGATTGCGTCCTGCTGCTTACGGATGTCCTTCATCTCAACAGAGGCGTGGTCAACTGCTTCTTTGACCCGCTTCTGAGCGATGGTATCCACAATCTGAGCTACATCAGGGTACTTCTGTGACCATGCTTCAACTTCCTCTTCCGATTTAGGGAACTTGATCTGACCTTTGGTTGCGTCAGTTAACTGAGACTTCATCTGTTTAATTTCAGCGTCACGGTCAGCCATTTGTTGCTGCATATGACGGCGAAGATCCCCGTATCTCTTCTTAAAGGATTCTTCCTCTGGATTGCTTGATAAGGGGGTGGTAGTTCGTTGGGTTGGTGCTGTTTCAGGTGCCGTGGGGGATTCATCCCGTGAAGCATTTCTATATTTAGTCATTATTTCTCCGTGGGGGCCGTTAAAGTAGACTAGCCTAAGCTAGTGGTTTGTGCGGGTAGCCCGTACCGCAATTTACTTTTTCATCAAAGCAATCTTAACGCTTGGACGATAAGTATTCTTGCCGTCTGAGGAAGACTCTTCATCTTCTTCTTCTTCCTCGACTTCCATTGTTTCTTCTTCAATCTTTGGTTCTGCTTTCTCGATCACATTATCTTCAGGAGTTTCATACTCTTCGTCTTCAACCTCCTCCTCTTCGTAATCTTCGCCACAACCTTCTTCGTACTCCCCCTCGGAATACTCTTCTTCTAATGTCTGGATTTGACCTTCAGCATACATAGACATTAAGCCCATTTTGGCTTCATCTCGTAAGGACATGAAAGTCTTTAAACCGTGGTACCTTACAACATCCGCAGGTACGACATACTCACCATCACTAAGTACGGCGGGAATATCATCTCTAACATTCATCTCATTAGAACCTGGTGGGATTGGGTTACCAGAGATACCATCCATACCTACTGACATATCTCCACAAAAAGAACATAGTGGATCACCACACCCTTCTGATGCCATACCACCCCCATACATACCTAAAGGATCAACTTCTTCCATACCTAAAGGATCAACTTCTTCCATAGAGCCTTCACCCAAGATTGATTGGGCTTCTTCAGGACTAACCGTAGGCCCATTCATATACTGCTCATGGATACGTTGGTCTAATTCTTCCAACTCTCTAACACCTTCTTCTCCTGCCGGTGCAGAGGGCCAATCTTCTCGTTCATTAAATGCCCTCTCAATAATCTCGTTAGGATCTTCAAGGATAGTACCGCCCCAAACAGTAGGCAAAAGATATTCCATATCATCCCTACCAATAATAGTAGTTTTTACTGTTGAGGTAGTACCGTCCTCATTCTCCACTACATTTCCTGTAGCAATATTTTCAAAGTGGTGTTCTGTGATGGGGTTTAATTCATCGGTAATCATTTCAACGGACATGAGTCCTCCTTCGTTAAATGTTGGGCTATTAGGCTCGTCCGGCTTAATTTTAAATTGCGAGTCATTTGGGGATACTTTCTTAACCCCTTTTCCTAAAACAAGAGGCCCAATCTGAACAATTTCTTTCGCCTCTACAACAGCCTCCATTGTTTCTTTGTCGTAGAAGTAAGAAGCCCTATACGGGTTCATTCCAATCTGTGTCCATTCAGGATCTTTAAGCAAATCCCCTGCTTCCTTAACTATGTCAGCCGAGTCGTGGTTAACCCATTTACCGTCCATTCTAGCAAAAGGAGATTTAGACATAGAACCTTCGGCTACTTTTAGAGCTTTGTTTGGATTTGACTGCATTGTTACATCTTTAAGACGGGCTGTCTGAGCATACCCAGCAGACTTGCCAGATTTACCTCCGCCATGAAGGGAAACAACCCATTTATCAAATGTATTGTAGGCAGGTATATCTAGACGAGAGGCTACTCGTTCACCATCCTCAATCTTCTTATTTAAACCAACAATACCTTTATCAACTTTTTTCTTATCAAGACCTAACACCAAACCTTTTAACGATGGTATCTTAGGTACCTCTTCAAAAATAGTAGGTTTACCTGCCCCAACTGAAATCTCACGAAACTGGTCTGATGTAATATTCCCAGACCTAAGTTGTTTTGCAGCTTCTTCTACTTCAGGGATTTGAGCAAAGCGGTTATCTACTTTGTTGGTATCTTTCCATACCTGAACTTCGTCAGGTGTCATGTCTATAGCTTCGTAGGGATTCTCCCCTTCCAACACATCGTCTGTGCGTGAACTTACTTTGCTATTACCAAAAATATTTTCTGACACATCTTCAATTTTTTCACGGATGACAGGTTCCGCCCCTTTTAACCCACGGGCAGCAGCATCCCCTACTAAAGGGATCACACCTACCGCTGTGGCTACGCCATTGATACCTGCCCCAATGTAATCACCTTCTTCAATCGCTTCATAGGTTTCATAGGCACCTTTGACATCACCAACAACAGGTGTGAAGTCTGCGGCTAAACTGAGTGCGGATGGGCCATATTCTTTTATAGTGTCCGATGTCTTTGAGGCATAATCTTGTAGCTTGTCTAAGTAACCCTCTTCGTCTTCTATAGTCTTTTCCATTATTTAGCATTCTCCAGAGCCTGATCTCTTAATGTTTGAAACCTTCGTAGCTCTGCAATAGACCCCTGAATTTCAAGTATCTTATTATGGTCTTTTGTATTTTCTAAAAATGAACGCATTGTTTCGATACGAGCCTCAATGTACTCTTGAAGAACAGGATACATATCCTGACTATTGACGAGTGGAAGTATCGATCTTGCTAAAGTCTTTTCCATTATTGCGGTTGCCCTTGTGGAGGTGCTGGGGGTGGAGTGCCACCGTTGGCTCCGCCGCCGCCTCCTGTAAATCCATCCGCACCAGGTTCAGGTGCATTACCGGGGGCTATGTTACCGCCACCATTACCGGTAGGATCATCTGGACTAGGCGCACCACCTTGTTGTGGTTGGGCTTGCTGTGGAGGTTGAGGCATAAGGGCAGCTACAGCGGCCATCATCTCTGCTTGGATTGCAGCTTCTCTAGGATCGTTAAGAACCTTGTCTTCATCCAAATCCATTGATGCTGCAATCTCACGAAGAATATAATCATACTTAACGAAAGGTTGCATTGCAGGATTTGCGGTCATCTGCATAAACTGTAACAGACGTTGTGAACGTACCTCGTTTCGCATCAGGCTTTCGGTACCCCTAGCGACAACATCAAGATCACCTCGGATAGACTTGTCGAAATTGAACTGCATATTAAATGCGAACAATGAACGTCCCAAAGGAGCTAAAAGGTAGTCATCAATATTACGAACAACCGCTTTAATATTCTGTGCGGCTGCACCCATAAGCATAGACATACCACTAGCAGTTCTACCAACACCCATTACGCCAGTACTGCCATGAGCAAAGGAAGGCATACCTGTAGATTCATCGGCTAACTGTCTTGCCTTATCAAATACCTGCAAACATTCTCCTGTGACATTAGGGAATTTAGTACCGAAGATAGCTTGCCCAGGCGCACCTGCTTGCCGTCTAAATACTTTTCCGGGATATACACTCAGGTCTTGGCCCGGAACAAGATTGGTTTCATCGATCTCAATCAATAGGTTGGAAGATAACGCAGCATTATCTACGGCTAAACGCATAAAGCCATTCATTATTTCCTGCGTATCTTCCATGTTCTCTGCCAACCCAATACCAAAAAAGCTATACGGGTTTAATTCGTAAGGAACGGAATGGTAAGGTAACCTAGTAGGCGTAAACGGGTTTATAACTAAACGAAGTATCTGACCGTTACACATCCATGCATTGATCTGAAATTCGTCTGCGTCAGCTACTTCATCTGGTAGGTCTAGGTCAGCTTCTTCAGCCAACTCTGCATCAACAACCCCCCAATACTCTAGGACTTCGTATCGGTCTACATTCGATGTACTTTCGCTGTCTTCTAAGGTGCCCTCCCAATAGTGGGGAGTATAATTGGGGCCGAATTCAATCGCCTCTTCAATTGCTTCCTCTCTAAAAAAAGGACGTTTTTTTAATTTTCTAAGTTGAGAACGACTTAGTCTATGTCTCTCAATTGTGTACTCAGACTCTGCCATATTACGGGCGTCAGGGTCTGGGTAGAAATTCCAAATACTTACAGATTCTACTTTTGGTATGCTCCTGAAAACAGGATCGTATACACCTTCGTCATCCCAATTAGGATATTCTTTCTGTAGTGCAAATGGGCCTTTTAATATCCCAGTACCAAATAAACACATCTCAAAGGCAGTTGATCTAAGATGCTTACTAGCTTGGCTCTCATCCAACTGGTCATGGATTGTCTTTTCCATTTTGCGGGATGCTGCTTTCGCAGGTTCAAACGTCAATGAGGTTGGGGTTGTACCCACACCGTCCTTTAGTTTTTCTTCTACACGCTCTAGTTGGTCAGCGAGAGGGCCAGCATCTTTTAGTAATTCAGGTCTAGCTACCGTTGCAGATCTATCCGGTTGACCTGTAACCTCACTTAATTTTTCTTCTGTTATTTCTTTAGGATCAAAATGTAGAGAGCCAGACACTCCTAATGGTTTGTAGCTAGGCTCGATACCAATAGGGAATTTACTACCTGCAAATAGAACATCAACGATTTGGGCATAGGCAGCAAGAACCTTCGTCTTGGTTATCTTGATAAAGGCTTGGCTTTTCTCTTGCTCGGTAAACTGTACATCAGGGCCGTATAGACCTCTGTAGTTTCTATAGGCAGTAAGCCACCGCGTTTCATCCGATTGTCGGGCATCTTTGGAACGATTATATCGCTCTTCGATAAAACCAACTAAGCCCCCTAGGGACGCATTGGTTTCGTCATCAGAATCCCCAAATCCAATAGAGGTTTCTTCCATGTTAATATCTTCTGGTCTGTCTAGTATTGCCATTTATTTAGTATCCAAATTTTGTACTTGCGGGTCGCCAAGTCTGTGTATTTTTTTGACCCCAATCGTCGAAAGGGGACGATGATCTAGGACGAGACATTATCCCGTACCTTACTGAATCATATGTGTGATCACTTCTGTACCTAACATCGATGTCATCCCCACCCTTCGGGTCGCTAGGAATAACCGGTAGGTCCGCGATTATCTGTCGGCAGTTATTAAAGAAAACTATACCGGGTGTCTCTGCTTCCTCGTCATACTTTAAAACCTCATGAAACCTGTTCTTACCTGCTACTCGCGCCCCAGCAGTTCTATCAGAAGGTCGCCACCTACATCCCATAGAGATCATCTCTTCAGCGATAGAGGGGCCAATCTGCCCTCGATTATGCCAACAAGAGGAATCCAGAATACCATAACTGATACTCTCGCCTTGCTCTAAATCTAATACAGCTTTAGCAAGATCCCTACCTGTGTGCTTACTGACATACAGTTCCCGATAAACGATCAGGGTTTCATAGGCGGGGTCTACAGCAAACCAATGTACTGCGGAGTAGGATGAGTAACCATAATCACAGGATCTAAATCTACGCCATTCGTGAGGTATCTCAAACGGATCAACGATATGAATGTTTGAACGGAACTCACTAAAAGCAGCACCGTCAGCTACCGCCCAATCCCCTTCTAACAACTGCCTCCGTTGCATCTCAGGCAAGGAAAGCAAGTTAGCTTCGTATGAACCTTCTTCGTAAAGGTAGGGATTATCTTTTAGGGTTGCTGGTATAAATCGTCTATCAAATAAAGACTCACCAGCTTTCGCATGGCCTTCAGGATATATTAGGGTTTCACCCGTTTCCACATCTGTTGCAGAAAACGAACTATTCGGCGGCGAAGGGTCGATAAACATTTGTTTAACCCACGAGTGACCCGGCCCACCAGGGTTCGTAGTTGCCCGCATAAAGATTGGTAATGAGGGGTCAGTGGTTCTAAGACGCGAACGCATATAATTCCACGCAAACGGCGTAGAATGTTGAGTAAGCTCGTCAAAGCCGATATAACTAAATGCTTGGCCTTGGTAACGTAATACATCATCTTCTCTCTCTAGGTAGGTCATCCATAGTCTAGCACCGCTAGGGAATACCCATTGTGATTTTTTCTCTTGCCACTTAGCACCAGGGAAAGCTGCCCCGTACATCTCTTGTGACTTCCAGATTAATTCCCTTAGTTCATCGTTAGTACGACGAAGAATTAGTCCATTGAAATTAGCGTTGGAGAAGTAACGCATCGGATCTGCTAAAAGACCGATACTCTTACCTCCTCCCGCAGCACCACCGTATAATACTTCTCGTTCAGATGCCGCTAGGAACTCTGTCTGTGGCCCCTCATTAGGTGAGAAGACAATCGTCCTCTCTTTCGGTTTAGCTTCAAAATCTAAAGTATCACTAAACTGCAACGGAGAAGGAGGTAGTTCAGGGAGAGGTTCGTCCCCACCCTTTATCTTTTTAATCTTCTTAGTAGTAGCAGTCAGACTTCTCTTTGCTGCTGCCTCACGCTTCTTGAGGGCGTGTAACTCCCGCTCTTCTTTAGTCTTAGGCTTCTTCTTACGTTTCTGCTGGTTAAGCTCTTTAATACGAGGGTTCTTCTCCCCTCTGTGCCGCTTCCATATATTCGCAAGACCTTGGTGAGATATTTCTTTACCAGAGTTTTCACTTAGCCATCTAGCAGCTTCACGGTAGGAATTCCCCGCGTCAAGGAAGTCCATGGCCTTTTCAACAAAACCAATGAGGTTCCAATCAGGAACTGCTAATAAGGCATCCTCTTCACTTACTGTGTAGCCGTAAGGTATCTTAGATGCTTTATTAGGACGTTTCTTGTCTACCCAGTTATTCGGCTTCGTCATCAGTAGGGGTAACCATTTTAGGTGGTAAAATAAATATGCCCCCCTCTGGGCCTTTAATCTCTATCTTCTCTTTCTTAATCAAACCAGTTCTATCAAGGATCTGTGTAGCAGCAGCTACCGCATTCCTCGCCCCCATAGCACCAGGATCATTTAAAACATCGACCATGCTGAATGTGGCCTTTGGAGCATTAACCGCCAATACCATACTCGCACGATCCACAATCTCGTCACGCAACGGCCCAACAACCTCGCTAACACGAGTGTTAGACGAATAGCCCGCCATAGTCATAGCTTCACGGATATTACCCCGTGCGTCGCCACAAAGAGCTTCTAGGAAGGCTTCTTGCTTTTCTGTTAATTCTTTTTTGTCCGTCATTTGATTACCATTTCTTACAAGACCAATATCTAGCCGTTAGCTTAGTTGGAGGATTAGAGTCGCATTTGTGTCTTGCACGAAAGGACTTACGTCGATCAGGGTTGGACTTCTTAATCCTCATGTCGGGATCACCAAATCGGATAATCTTCTCTTTGCCGTTCTGACATGCCTTTACGACAAACTTCTTTGGGCCATCCGGGGTTCGCTTAGGCTTATTACAAGCCATCTTGGATTTATCTAGCCGCTTAGTCGGCATCTTACTTTTTCTTCTTCTTACTGACAGCCTTACCAGAATAAGCCTCTACCAACTCCCCACGCTTACCTTTACCGCTTTTCTTTTCTTTTTCCTTACGGCGTTTCTCCGCCATACCACCAGAACTCATGGCAGCCTTCTCTTTCTCTCGCTTCTTATCTACATCAAGTTTCTGAAGGTCATCACCGAGCTGCATAAAGCCTCCCTTGGACATCTTCACTTTCCCCTGTGATTTAACAGAGGCTCCACAATTAGCGTACTTCATTTTTTTTAACTCTCCTAGGTGCCGGTTGTTTCATCATCCTGAAAATTGAGTTCTTTCTCAGGGCTGGTTTCTTTCGGGTTGTCGGTTTTCTTGTAATCATAGAATTCACCGTATCCTCGAAACACACTAGCCTCTCTACGGGCTTGTTGAGGGGTTATTAAGCCTTCCTCTAAAAGATACCTTCGTACCTCTTTTAAACTAAGGTCACGGCCAGTAGCCGCTTCAATAGCAGCTCTGATATATACAAGGTTGATTTCGTTATTTTGGGGAAGGGACATTTTTACTGTGCTATTTGTTATAACATTACTACGATTTAAAAGCAACAACAATTAAGTCAGTAGTTAAAACACTAATTATGGTCAGAGTATTGACAGATTGAGATTTATATGGTAAAACAGACAGGCGTTGGCCGAGCGGTATATATATATATTTACTATAGGCTCCTCATGGTAAACATATATGTATACTTGTAACTCATCTATTTAGTATTCTCTTCAGGTCTATCCTTAGCATGGTAAACCTCGATATACGCACCACAACCCGGACAAGAGAGATTAGTAAGGATAGTAAATTCCTCAGACTCCTCTTCGATGTCGTGGTCACCCCCCCAAATCAAATCTCCACCACACACCCAGCAACTCATCATATAAACTTACCCTTGATAGCCGTAGTCCAGGCAGTGAAAGGACAAGTCTCTTGGTGCGTTAGGCGGTTAAGGTAGATTGAGTTCTTACCATCGTAGTCTCTACACTTCTCAAATGTAATCGAAGTATCCTCAAGACATACCAAAGCAAACACATCACATGAACCTGCCTCGTACTCACGAAAGGTAGTCGTTTTACCCTTCCGAATACTGAATAGCCGTGATCCTGTCGCGGCTTTCTTCGTTTTAACATCCACACGAACAATACCCTTATCATCCGGTAGCATAACGAGTAAGTCATACCCGTTTGAGGCTGTGTGATGCACTTCATAACCATACCCAGACAGCATAGCAGCTACTAGGTGTTCCCCAATACGACCAACTTGGGTAGCATCAAGGGGATCCATAAGATTTGGGTTAAATAAGGTCTTCTGATTCATATTCTACCTCATCAGACACAGACTTATCTTCCATTAAACCAGCAACATCTCTAAGATTGTTGGAATGGCGATCAAGTTCGTGAGCAATAAGGTAAAGCTGACCGTAACCGGCTGCTCCCTTCTCAATACTAGCAAAATCAATGATGCTATCGATAATATGATCGAACTCTACCCGTATTTCGGTGGAATCGTCACTATCATCTAGGAATATATGGCTAACAACGTGGAATCTACCGTCATTATCCACTTCTAAGTCATTTTCAACTAATAATGACATCTCTAGGGTGGCTGTATCGCTTGGTGAGGACATGAATTAATCCATTTACTGGACAATACTCTTACATTAGTAAAAGTCGTAATTGATTTTATGAAAAAACACTAACAAAGTCAACTGTTTAACGTGATAAATACGGTATTTAATCGGGTGTAGGCTACCCTTTGACATAATGTGTACCTTTACCCCCCAACTACCGGCACGAACCTTGTGCATTTTACAGATTGAGTCCATGGCCCCCTCTCTGGATGTATATACGATTAGGGTAAGGTCGTTGACAGTGTTGATTTTCACAGATTCGGTCGGAGTTGTATACGGTAACGTACGGCCCCCCCCTGGCACATGCGCCCCCCGGTCGTGTGGCTACAGGCCAGGCTACATGGGGCCTACAGCTATATTCCTTGTATGTAAGAA